TGGTGATATTTCACCTCCAGAAAATGCTTTAGAAAATGTTCTAGTTGTTGGCATAGGTTATCTCCCAGATGTCCAAGGAACTATATGTTCTACCGTAATATCTCTTTGTAAATTGTCTCTTAATTTAGCTTGTTGTAAATAATTTTGCATCATTTGTGTAGAACGTTTTGCTTCTGCCATACCTTGATCACCTTTTATTATTGGCCCTGCAAGCATTGACGCTAATTGCCATGACAAGGTAACAACAAACAAAGGTGAAAACAAAGATGCATCAGTAATAAATGCTTGATATCTCAACATTGCATTTTCTTGATTTGTATAAATATATGATCCTTCTACTGCAAATTGTTGTGGTGAATATTGTCCAGCTACTATTGTTGGTGCATAGTTAGAAGTTATACCACCAGGAGTATCGCCAGCAGACATTCTTGTAGCATAATCATTTTGTGCTGACGGAGAAATAATTGCAACAGGAGACATCATATCCGCAGGTGCTACATATGCATAATCCCATTGATCAAGAGTATTAGTTGTTAATGCAAGATTGCCACGTTTAGATGCAAAATTCCATGTATGCATTTCAAGCAAAGTATTTCTTGCTATTGGATAAAAACGTGCAGCTTTTTCTGCCTGTGCAGATCCTTCTGGTGGATTAAGCGAAGCTATTGTTGCATCATCACCCAAATGAGCTAGGGCAAGGTTGCAAATATCTACTTCTGTTGCCATGTTATCTCCTAATAAAAGAGGAGGTCAGCAGTGTTACTACTAGCCCCCTGTAAGTTAAAAAAGAAGACTTATCCTATTTAGTTGCAGCTATTAATTGTGCAATAAGAGTATCTTTAGTTTGCCTTCTATCTAGTTCAATACCGATAGTACGGCCATAAACTTCAAGTTCCGCTTTAGTCATAAGCTCTAAATTAGTAGGTTGAACCTTAGATTCCACAGGTGTGTTTGTAGTAGACGCTACAGGTGTCTTAGGTTCTGGGCCACTAACAAGCTCAAGATGCTTGCATGACTCTCCGTTGTACTCAAATTCTTCGTCAGGTTCTCGCATTGATTGTCCAACGAAACATTTAATTTTTGCTCTGTAAATAGGCATAAGTCTTTGTTATTTTAAGCTACGGTAAAGCCAGAAGCATAGTACTTCTGTCCATCGCCAATAGTTTCTACTACATCAGCAGTAACTTTACCTGCGTTCATAGTACCAGTTACAACGTATCTTGCACCTAAGTACCTTTTACCTTTGCCAGCAATGTCTGGATTAATGCGTACTACAATGTTTTTACCTAATGTAAGTGCTGCTGTAGCAATAGTTGCACTGCTTCCAATAACATCGTGACTAGATAAGTTAGCGTTAGCACTAGTAACAACCTCAAAAGTAAGGTTTGTACCGTTAGCAAAAGCTTCAGTTAAGGCAAAGTTCATGTATAAAGCAGTACCTTCACCAACATCTCTAGCAACGCTTAAATCAATAGTGTTTGTAGAGTATGCAGTAGAAGTAACTGCTTGATCTTCGCTCACTCTGAGCAGTGAATCTGTAATCATTTTAGATCTCCTTTTTTAATAAAAATTAAACAACACGAGCTTCAGCATTGATCAAGGCATCTACTCTTCTTAGAGGAACACCTAAGAATGATAAATAGCTTTGTGCTGTACCAAACTGCTTTAATCCTTCTTGTATTGATAAAACATTTTGTGACTTATCAAGTGCAGCAATAGACATTCCAGAATGAACTGTTCTGTTCATATAGAATGCTGCTCTACCCATAGCCATGTTTGGTATTCTGTACAATGCTCTAGCCATCAATTTAATTAAATTAGTTGATGCAGCAGCAGTTTGTGTACCAGTACTTCCAAGCAAATCAGAAATGTCAATGTTGCAAATACGAACAACGTATCTCCAATCTTTAACAACCAAACCGTTTTTCCATTGGTAACGAGTAGCAAAAGCTTGTAGTCTTGTACCGTCACTGTTGTAAACAGTTTGCTCGCCTAGATCTTCGTGTGTTAAACCTGCTTTAGATCCTTTTGGAAAAGGACAATATACAGTGTTATCACCCCAAACAACTAAATATACAGAAGCGTTATCAGAACCTGATCCACCTGCATCAAGTATGTTTACTGCGTTATCTGCTGATAAATCGCCATATCTTGGTGCTAAACCTAAAAATTTCTTAGGATCTGTACCAGGGTTGCCGTAAAACATTGTTTCAGCTTGAGTCTGGTTCATTGCTTCTAAGAACGCAGTGTCTTCAGATAAACGAAACTGTGCAGTGTTACCATTTAACATTGCCAAGTCTTTGTCTACTTCAGAACGAGCTTCAAGAATTCCGCAAGCTTCGTCAATTTGTGCTGTTGTTGACTTGCTTGATGGAATACCTTGGTTTAGTGCTCTCCAATAAACACCAGGTAATCCTGTTCTAATAACTACACGTTCACCAGTAGGTAAATTACCTTCTTTAAACACGCAATCATCTAGTATTTCGTTGCTTTGTGATAATAATTCTGCAACGATTGGAACTCTACCGTCTGGGTCACTTCTTTTTGCCCAATCCGCTAGGGTTAAATTTGAGGTTGAGAGAGTAGCCATTAATTAACTCCTTATTTAATTTTGCTGATTAGAATATAGTGCGTTAGCTATGCCGTTAAAGTCTTGAGGAATGCTTGATCCACGAGGATTTGCACCTTCAGAACTACCTACATAACTGTCCTCACTAATTGCCTTACCTGCTTTGTACATAAATCTGATAATCTCAGGATGATTTCCAAAGCCTGTTTCTGCAAGCAACGACTTCAAAGAATCAGATCCAAAAGCATCTAGAGATTTTTTTGCAATTTCTAAATTAGCTGCTAAATTTTCACCGCCAAATTCTTTATCAGCTTGTGAATCAGCAGCCCAATCTAGTTTGACTTGCTCTAATACTTTTGCTTGTTTTGCCTGTATAACAGGTGCAACTTTATCTAAAACTTTTTGTGCAGCGTCTTGTGGCAGGTCAAGATCTTTAGCGACTTCACCGAATGCAGTAACTACTTCGGGGTCGAGTTCGGCAGAATCGTCAGTAATCTGTGTATTGAACTCGTATTTCTCAGGAGCACCTTCTGGTACTTCTGTTTCGCTAGTTTCACTTTCAACAGCGGATTCATCCGAATCTTGTTGTTCCTGTACACCTTCAGCTTGCTGCTCGGTGTCAGTAGTTGCTTCTGTTGTAGCTTCTACTGTTTGCTGCGTGTCGCCTTCATTGGGTTGTTCGGCTTCCGTCATCAGCATTTCTGACATTTTTTTGCTCCTTGATCATTGTCGGATACAGTTCTGGGCAGAGAGTGTGAACCAAGTTAAGGAGTTGCAAACCATAGTTTCTGTTACCTTCGCTAAATGACATTGCCATTGCGTTAGTGTTGAACGATGATCGAAATACACCTGCTTGTTCCAGAAGTCTCCAGACTAATCTGCGACCCCTCTTGCTGCTCATAAGCCATTTGATGTCCGCTTCCTCGTTCTGTCGGTCAATTCGTTCTGCGGACTTTTTATCGTCTTTAGTTTTCTGTTGACTTTTTAGATCGAGAGGATTGTAATCGCTCATGCTTAAATATATCGAGTTATAACTGGTTTACGGTCACACCTAGTTTTGATTAGGATACATTTTTTTTGCAGTTTTTGCTGCATTTTTAAAATCTTTATCACTTGGCGCACCTTTTGCACCTTTTTTACGCATTTTTTCGCCAGAACCTGCTTTAATTCTTTTGCGTTTTTTGTGTATGTTTTCGTATAGACTCATTAATTTCCTCCATAAAGTTTTTCAGCAAACTCTTCTAATTTAGATTTCTTTTTGTTTTTCTTTTTGTTTGCTTCATCTGCATTATGTTGTTCTATCATCTTTTTGTAACGCATTTTTGCACCTGCGTCTAAGTTTTGACCATGTCCAGAGTTGCTCATAATTATTCAAATAGTGAAGGGTAAAGTTTCATAAGTTTTTCTTTTTCTTCCAAATCTTTTTCCTTTGCCATACCGCCTTCTTCCATAGCTTTTATTATTGCTACTTTGTTTTTTATCTTTCTAGGAATAATGTTTTCCGCACCTTCAATTGGTTTAACTCTTTTTTTACCAAACATGATTAACCTCCTGTAAGATATGTGCCTGTAGCAGGTGTAGCCACAGTTTTTTGTTTTGGCGGTGCAGGTGGTTTGTCGCCATACAATTCATCTGCTTGATCTATACTTCGATCAATAGGTTCGATTGCCATTGCACATATTTGTAACTCTACATTTTGTTCTACACCATCTTTTTCTTTACTTTCTCTAACTGTTTTTACATAAGCTTTTGCTTTTAACATCATTTCACTACCTGCTTCTGGCAGTTTTTCTATATTTAATTTTTCTAATTCTTCTTTACCTAGTGATATACACAAGCCATAACTATACATTGGCTCTTCGTACATCTCATTACTATCAATAGGCTGTGGGTCTTTTTTTAAATCAATTAAATCCATTTATACCTCCAATGGTGATGGTGAATTGTAACCACTAAATTGGTTCATAAGATCCATAGCATTACCTGAGTCTACTTTACCAAGTTTTGCCATGTTATCTACAGCTTGTTGTTGTTGTTCTGCTTGTGCAGCAGCTTGCTGTGCTTGTGCTCTATCTTGCCTAATTTTAGCCACTACTTGACCAGGAACAACTAATTCTGGACTAATACCTAACATATCAGCATAACTATCTGCCCATGCATCAGAATCAAATTTATCTAATACATCAGGTTTCATTTGTGCAATCATCCCCATAGTATTTGTATACCTATCAACACTATTTGTACCAATAGCACGTTGTGCTTGTGCCAACATAGACACAAATTCAACATTTAATTCCATACCTTGCAACTCTTCTGGTGCTGGTGGTACTAAATTAGCTTCAATCATCCTGTTAAAAGTAATATCAACTAATGGATCTAGCAATTCGTTATGCAATCTTTCCAATACTGGCCCTAACATAAGCAGTTTTTCTTCGTGACGCTCTGCTACTTCTGTTGCAGTCATGCGTGTGTCAGTAGCATTGGCCAACATAAGGAACAAATCAGCATAAAAACTACCATTTATGCGTTGTCTTACGTCTTGTATGTCCATTAACAGGTGTTGTAAATTTAGATTTACAGCAAATGCTGTCTCAATTTTGCCTTGTTGCCCATCAACAAACGTAACACCGCCAGGTAAACTGTCTACATCACGGTTTTTAAGGTAGCTAGGTACTTGTAATGGTGGTTTTGTTTGGTAATCAATGCTTTGTGCCTTGCGTAATTGTTCATGCTGCAACTGTTTTATATCTCCTAACGACTCCATACCAGGTGAATTGCCATAAATATCGCCACCAGATATGCCCCATCTAGGTACAACAACAGGAAATTCTTTATACCCACTTTCTCTTAGTACTTTTTCGCCTTCTCCACCTTGTTCAAAGTAACAAGATTTGTATGCCATGTTCATATTGTCCTTCTTTTTAAAATCACGCTCTCTATCATCCCTTGGTTCTATCGCATGGATAATTGTTATCCACTGATCTAATGAACCTCTGTCGTACAAGTTTTTAACAGACGTTGAACATTTGTTGTACCCAAACTCTCTAACTACTTCTCCTACTGTTTTCTGAAATTCTCTGTACAAAGTGTTGACTCTACCTTGGTAATCTGTAGCAATTGCATATTCTCCACAAGTTACAGGGTAATGATGTATAGCTGTTTTAGGATCAGGAAGGATAATAGAACCTGCTGTGCCAAATGCACCTAGCTCTTCATACAATCCATGTAATGTTCTATATGTATTGGATTTTGTAAACACCAATTGCATACGCTCTGTAACATCATTTAGCCACAATTTTACAGGTGGATATTTGTTTAAATCTGGGTCTACTGTTCCTAGTCTAAACCAAGGTCTTGCAGGGGATGTTGCACCTGCCATCATGCCAGCACCAAGTGTTCTTAATGCTCTAGTACCAGTATTGTCGTATATAGAATTATGTCTTCTATGTCCTTTATTTCTATCTTGCGTAAAATAACGTCCGTTTCTTGGTAATAAATATGTAGTTACTTCTTGCCAATGTGACCACCAAGTAGCCCTTTCTGACCGTAGATGACCCCATCTTGTCAATAACTTAGCTCTTTTGGTTTTCTCCATTGATTAACCGCCTAATAAGGTATTCTTGCCAAGATTTAAGTCTTCTGTTGCTATACCTTGATTACCAGTAAGCATTGTACCTGCTGCACCACCTTTACCTGCTAATTTGCTTTCATCAGTAATAGCTCCAACATCAGCAGTTTGTCTATTTGCTTTGTTGTATTCCATGTCAGCACGGTCAGCTTCTGCTTTTGCTTGTTTTCTAGCATCTTCATTAGCTTGCCTTTGCAAATTAAGTTGCTTTTTCTGTTGCTTTTTCTGTTGTTCACCTTGGTAAATTGAATAACCAGTGGCTGCAACTGTTGCAATAGCTGTTGTAACTACCATTTTTTTTAGATCTCCTTAGAAAACATGATTTCTTGTACACCATATTTAAGTTTAGGTAATATTGCAGCTAAAGTGGTGTTTTCTTTTGCGTGCCATACCATTAATTTGCATCCAAGTGACGCAGCATGGGTTTCAGTTTCCCTAATCAATCGCAAACCAAGTCTGCCACCCCGATGTTCTTTGCTGATAAACAACAAATCATTCTGGGCAACTTTAAGGTCAACATAATGTAAATGATTAGTTATGAAGTTAACAGAATAGCCAATTAACTTATCATCTTGCCTAGCTGACAGAATAAATAATGTACCCATCTCTTCAGATTTACGGTACGTTACCTCGTCTGGCTTAAGCACCATAACGTGTTTGTTGCGTGCAATTTCATCGTAATGCTCGTCAAACAATGTCTGGGCTTCAGCTAACATTTCGTCAACTGTGGCAAGTTTGATTTCCGTTTTGGATACCCTACTTTTGTTTACAGTAGCTGTATTATCTGGAGTTACGGTCACACTCGTCATAAGATTTTTTTTGTTACACAATCAAATATTATATGTACTCTGTCTGTCATGCCAACATTGTGTGCTGTGTGTTGTTTTTTATGGTTAAACCACCAAACCTCGCCT